CAGGGGTGTCGTATCCGCCATACTGGAAGATGAACATCACCTGCATAAGTTTGGCAAGAAGAGATATCTTGTATATATTGAGAACGACGAAGGTACCTTGCTATGGAAATCCATAGACGAGATGCCCTGTATGCTTGAATTTGACTTGAATTTTTAATTGATGAGGACATTTGACTTATTTATTGTCAAGCTAGATAAACAGCTTGATGATAAGATCACGACCCCTGGAGGTCTTGAGCTTTTTATAGACACTAAATTTAATGAGTTTGAAAACAGAATCCAAGAAGGCCCCGTTGTGGCGGCGCCTTTCAAACACCATACAGGGGTTGAAGTTGGGGACACTCTTTACTTCCACCACCTCGTGGTTCTTAACGAAGGCCAGGTACTTACTGGAGAGCCTAATCACTATACTGTTCGCTTTGATCCAGAGCATACTATTAATAATCAGGCTATTGCTTATAAAAACCAGCACACTGGGGATATACGCCCTCTTGCGGGCTGGAGCCTTCTTGAGCCAGTCGAAGAAGAGGAGGTTCAAGAGTCGGACACTATCGAATTGGTTAAACTATCAGAGGTCCCTGTCACAAAAGGTCGTGTCGCGTTTGAGGCTCCTTGGATTAATGAGATAGGAGCTAAAGCGGGCGACATAGTAGGATTTCGCAAGAACATGGACTATCGAGTTAACATTGATGGTAAGGAGTATTACCGAACCCGCGCAGAAGATTTGCTATATGTCGAAGTCTAAATTTACTACCGTAAGTGCCGCCAGGAGACTCATGCAGAGTATGGAGGAGGCTATTAATAATATGATCGAGGAAGTCAAGAAGCCAGTAGACCCCGAAGCAGGGGGATCTGCGCGTAAGGCCGAGCTCCAATCCATAAAGCAAACTGCTATCGACTGTAAAGAGCTTTTGGTGGAGCGCCAGAGACTAGAACAAATGGTTAAAGAACTAAACGACAATGGAGAAATTGAAAAAGACAAAGACTACTCAGGAGGATTCGCAGAAAGGTTCTCAAAATAACCCAAGCGGACTTGTTTATTGGGGTGACTATGACTTTGACAATCAGACAGTTACAAGCTGTCACTTAGAAGTTAACTATACGCCCTCGTAGCTCAGCTGGATAGAGCAACAGCCTTCTAAGCTGTGGGTCCTAGGTTCGAGTCCTAGCGGGGGTACCAATTAAATTAAAAACTATGCCTGATCTTATTTGTGAAAAATGTAAAGCAGAGAAATCTGTAAGAAGCCTGACCATGAAGTTTAAGAACGGTAGTGTTTACTACCCTGAAGGGCAGTGCGAATGCGGCGAACAAATGGAGATTAAAAACCCTAAGGAAGGCGTACCTTCGCTGGGTAGAATGAACTCACATGGACAGAGCTACTGATGTCCAATTTAATCGACATAGAAGGTTATGAAGCTAAGGGGATTAAGATCGACCCTAACGGTACAGAAGGAGAAACTATCGAGCTCCACGGGATACTCGTGGTACTACCGAAGAAACCGCGCAAATCGGAAATTCTCTTCCATGACCAACCAAAGAAGTTGCAGCTGTGGAAACGCATTCCTATGCCAGAGGAGATGCGTAGGATACGCAGTATGGATGAGTGGTTCGAGAAACCTGCCGAGTTTCGGAACAAGTTTCGTTCTTACATCGAACAAGAGTTTCAGCGTAGGCGTGACGGTGTATGGTTTTACAATAATGGGGAACCTACGTATATTACAGGGAGGCACTATATGTTTCTACAATGGTCTAAAATTGATATCGGATACCCATCATACCTTGCTTTCCAAAAAGACATCTTTACCCACATGGCTGCTTGTGAAGCTGATCCTCGTTGTTTCGGTCAGCTTTATACTAAGTGCCGTCGTTCTGGCTACACTAATGTATGCTCTTCTGTCCTGGTGGACGAAGCTAGTCAAGTTAAAGAGAAGCTTCTTGGCATACAGTCGAAGACTGGTAAAGACTCACAGGAGAACATATTCATGAAGAAGGTGGTTGCGATATTTCGCGGCTACCCATTCTTCTTTAAGCCCATCCAGGACGGTACCACAAACCCTCGTATGGAGCTGGCATTTCGTGAGCCCTCTAAGCGTATTACGAAGAACAACAAGACCTCTCAGATTGGTGACGCCCTCAATACGGTGATCAACTGGAAGAACACTACTAATAACGCATATGACGGTGAGAAGCTACATATGTTATACCTCGACGAGGCTGGTAAGTGGGAGAAACCTACTGATATAAGGGAGGCCTGGAGGATTGAGCGTACTTGCTTGATTGTAGGTAAAAAAGTAGTAGGTAAAGCCCTGGTGGGAAGTACGGTAAACCCTATGAATAAAGGCGGCGACGAGTATAGAGAGCTGTGGGCTGACTCCGATCCTAACGAAAGAAATCAGAACGGACGAACCAGGTCTGGGCTATACAGAATATTCATCCCAGCCTATGACGCGCTGGAAGGTTTCTTTGATGTGTATGGTAATGCTGTTGTCGAGGACCCATCACAAAGCGCACACATACAAGGTATAGACGGGGAGGTCGTCGATCAAGGTAGCAAGACCTACCTAAAGAACGAGCGCAGCTCATTTAAAAACGACCCTTCTGAGCTGAATGAGATAATTAGGCAGTTCCCCTTTACAGAGGACGAGGCCTTTAGAGATAGTATTGAGGGTAGTCTATTTAATATAGGTAAGATTTACCAGCAGATAGAGTTCAATGAGGATATGTTCCCTAACCCCGTGGTAAAAGGAAATTTTATATGGAGGAAGAAAGATGAAGAGGTTGTGTTCTCCCCAGATCCAAACGGAAGGTTTAGGGTGTCCTGGATGCCACCCGATCACCTAAGGAATAAGAAGAATGACGAGCGAGGCAAAAGGACGGCCCCTAACGGTCATATCGGCGTTGGAGGGGTTGACTCATATGACTTAGACGCTACAGTGGACGGACGGGGCTCTAAAGGGGCTCTACATATGTACAATAAGTTCAATATGGATGTACCTTCCAATATGTTCGTAGTGGAGTACGCTTCTCGCCCAGACCTAGCCAGCATCTTCTATGAGGATGTTTTGATGTGTGCTTTCTTTTACGGGTATCCTTTACTTGTAGAGAACAATAAGTACGGTATCGTAAGGTACTTTGAGTCAAGGGGTTATGACGGTTATTTAATGGACCGACCTGACTTCTTAAAGACAGGCAACTCATCGGTAAACGTAAGGACTAAAGGTATCCCGTCTAACTCGCAGGATGTGATACAGTCTCACGCCCAGGCTATCGAGGCTTACATACATGATCACGTAGGCATAAAGGCTGAGGCTGAGGAGTTTGGAAACATGTACTTCAACCGAACTCTAGAGGACTGGATTGCGTATAAAATAGATAAGCGCACTAAGTTTGACTTGACTATTAGTTCTGGTCTAGCACTCCTTGGCGCTCAGAAATCAAAGAAGAAAGAAAGACCTGTATCTAACTTTACTGAGAAGAAGTTTTTTAGGACTCATAAGCCCAAAGCTTGGCACTTCTAGTTTTACTATATTTGCATGGAGTTATAAGAACTCTACTCATTGCAGATGCACAGTAACAACAAAAAATCTAGCTTCCCAGACCCGCTGGCCTCATCGGAAGATAAGCAAAGCAAAGCTTACGGACTTAATTATGCTAAGGCTGTATATAAGCAGTGGGGCAAAATGGATCAGCAGAACTCTATTTTTGGCAAAAGAAAGAGCACGTTTGAGAGAAACCGTCGTTACGCGAACGGAACTCAGGACACAGCTATCTACAAGTCTCTTCTTACCTCATTAGATCCGAACAATGGGGATGGAAGTATGCTTAATATTGACTTTACTCCAGTCCCTATCCTTCCTAAGTTTGTTAGAATTGTAGTAAACAAAATACTTTCTTTATCTCCTTATCCAAACCTCGAAGCTATTGACCCGCTTTCTTCTTCTGAAAAAGATTTAGAGAGAAAAAAAATTGAGTTTGCCGTAAAAGCAAAAGAATCGCTAAAAGGAATTCAGGAAAAAACAGGAGTAGAGATTTCTGGACCAACTAAGGATATACCAGACAGCTTAGAAGAGGCTGAGATATTTATTGGAAATAACATCAAGTCTTCTTCGGAGATCGCCGCCCAAATAGGAATAAATCTAACCCTTGAATGGAATGAGTTCAACGACTCTATTCTTAGAAGATGCGTCAATGATTTAGCTGTATCGGGAATGGCTGTAGTCAAAAGGTCCAACGACCCTAGCTACGGAATTAAGACCGATTACATAGATCCCATCAATTTCGTGCATAGCTTTACGGAGGATCCAGACTTCGGAGATCTCACGTATGCTGGCCACGTAAGGTATGTTCCCATTCATGAGCTAAAGCGCATGGCTGGAGATCAGTTTACAGAAAATCAGTTTAAGGAGATAGCGGATAAAGCTCAGAAGAAATACGGGTATGACGCTAGCAAGCTGACTCAATCTTCTTACGACAGGGTGAACAACCAATCTAACTTCGGTTACGACGAGTACATGGTTGAGGTGCTGGACTTTGAGTTTATGTCCGTTGATTGCGAATACTTTGAGAACAAAGAAAGTAGATACGGTAACGTAGGTTTTTACTCTAAGGGGGAGACCTATAAAAAGCCACAGAACTCAGTATTTAATAGAGATGTAGTAAAACTTGAGTCAGCTTCAGTGTACGGAGGGTGTTATATTTTAGGAACTGATTTCTTGTTTAACTACAGTAAAAAGAATAACATTCCTAAGAACATTCACGACATCTCCAAGACTAATCTATCATACTCTGTTTGCTCCACGAATATCTTAGATATGATGCCTAAGTCTATGGTTGATAGCTGTATCGGCTTTGCCGATCAATTACAGCTTACTCACCTTAAGATTCAGCAAGCAGTAGCCAAGGCAAAACCAGATGGAATCATCATTGACATCGAAGGTCTAGAGAACGTTCAGCTAGGAAAAGGCGGTGACCTTCAGCCCCTTGAGCTGCATGATATTTATGAGCAGACTGGTGTTTTTTATTATAGAAGCAAGAACCCAGAGGGAGGGTTTCAGAACCCGCCTATTAGAGAGATCGGAAATAGTATCCGAAACATTAACGAGCTTATAGGTCTTTACAACCACTACCTGCGTATGATCCGTGATGCAACGGGTATTAACGAGGTGATGGACGCCTCTTCCCCAAAGGGAGATGCGCTCGTAGGTGTAAGGCAGCAAGCTTTAGCTGCGGCAAATAATGCTATATATGACATCACTAACTCATCTATGGTGCTGTATAAAAAAGTTTGCAGCGACATAGTTAAGTGCTTGCAAGTTATTCATCCAGACTCTGTTCTTTACAGAATTTATGAAAATGCAATAGGAAGTGAAAACATGAAGGTTCTTAGTTCTTTCAAGAACCTGTCTATGTATAATTTTGGCGTGCGTGTTGTAAAAGAAATGGAAGAAGGTGAGCGTCAATACCTTGAACAAAACATACAAATTGCTTTGTCTCAAAAAGAGATTGATTTGGAGGATGCAATTGCTGTTAGACAGTTAAAAGACATATCTCAAGCAGAAAGACTTTTAATAGTTCGAAGAAAAAAGCGACTAGCCATGAATCAAAAAATGGCCCAGCAAAACTCTCAGCAGCAAGCTCAGGTTCAACAACAATCAGTTCAAGCTGCTTCTCAAGCTAGACAGCAGGAGATGCAAATTGAAGCTCAGCTAAAAGCTCAAGAAATGCAGCTTAAGAGTCAATTAGAGGCTCAATTAGAACAGGTGAAGCACGGATTTAGAAAAGAGATTGAGATCATTAAAGCTCAGGCCACTCTTGGGTTTAAAGAAGATGACGAGAACTTTAAGGAGAAGCTAGAGGTGCTTAAGGAGGACAGAAAAGATGACAGGGTTAAGAAGCAGTCTGTGGAGCAAAGCAAGTTAATTTCTCAGAGGCAGGGAGAACGCGGCGAGATATCAGAAGAACCAGGAGACATAACATCAGAAATATTAGGATAAGATGGCTACAAAAATAAACTTAGATACATCTGAAAGGGTTGACATCACTTGCAGGAAGGGTGATACCTTTTCCTTGAGGTTGACCATCACGGATTCTAGTACACCCCCCGTTGTGGGTTTTTCTGACGGGGACACCTT